ATACTGTGATGTTGCTCTGCTGTTGATAAATCTATTATTAGTATATATTTTTTAGTAGATAGATAAAGTCAGTAATGTGTAAAAATATATATAAAACAGAGAAAACGGAAAGCAAATCAACGCAATCGCTCAAACCCTTATAATCACTGCATTTTTTAACGTTGCTTTGCTCAGAGCAACACACGTTCGTTCGTAGAAAAAAATCGACCAAACCATTATTTTTGATTAACGCATTTCCTCTTGACAAATTTTATTTCACCATATATAATGGTATGGTGTAAAACGCACCAGAAAAATCGTGTGTTTTATAAACAATATCAATTATTTATAAACAATCGAAAGGAGGAATAAAAAATGGCATTAAAAAGATTTACTATCGGGCTACCAGAGGACACCTATCAAATTTTAAAAGAACAAGCAGAGCGAGACCACCGTACACTCGGTCAACAAATCGCATACCTATTAGAAGTATACGTACCAGCATACCAAAAAACAATGGAAGTCACATTCCCGGGTACGTTCATAAAGCCGACCTTAGCCGAAAACCCAACAAACGCACCCATATTAACTAACGACACAAACACATACTATAAAAAAAGAAAGGAGCTAATATAACAAAATGGTACTTTTACCGAATTTCACAATACCAAAAAATTTATACCGAGACCTTGTCTCACAAGCTACATACCGCCACCAGACACTCGCAGAAGCTACAAGAGAACGACTAACTACCACATTAAATTCAAACTATTCATTCAATAATAAATGGTCAGAAACATATCGTATTATATGGCAAGGAACTCAACTACAATACTTAAATTATCCTGAAAAAATGAAATTTGATTATGTAGTGGCGCGAAAAACTAATGATGTATTCGCACAAATACAGCAACAGACCGGGTATGAAAACGACGCCTTGGTAAAAGAAATAGTCGCTCGAATAGCGTACACTATGAATGACCCATTTTATTATGAATTTATAGACCGGGAGGACAATTTAGTCCTCTCTCTTTTTTTAATTTCTCCCCGAACTCACGTCCACCGGGAGTGTTGTGTATCCTCTCGTGTTCACTTACAGTTACACAGACTAGATTGCTAATTATATTATTAGTCTTAACCCAGTCTACGTGGTGTATTACACACCCAACCGGGACACTCATACCCGCTTCCGCTTCCCACATAGCCACGTGAAGTCTTTTTCTATCTCCAGAGGTACAAACGTAGTAGCCGGGTCTTCTTGTCTTGCCTATATTTTTTACCCAAATACATTTGCTGGTCTAAGCGGGTACACACTTCACGCCTCTTATTATTGTTCAGCATATCACCAATCATAGTTATTCTACTCCTTATCTCTTAATAATTGATTAAGTCTTACGTTTTCAGCGTGTAAATCGTCTATCATATGGTTCATTTCGTCTTCGTGAGCCTTCATATTTTCTATTCTATCTAATAACATCATTACTATCTGCTCCCAATGATAACCGCCCATAAAATCACCTCCATTATAATAAAGTTCTCTTACTTCCAGTAACAGCTCTGCCAGACCATAAATCTACTGTCGCATAACGTGTTGCGTCAATTCCGTGGTCATTAACACTAGGCCATTCTTGAATAATTATTTCTTTTCCGCCTATATCACGTCTCAAAAATTCAGCACCAACGAACTCAGCCCAACAGCCAGGACACCTTTCTGAGTCAATCCAGATTTCTTTAACGTCACCAAATCCACCAGTTAAGAACTGATATGATACGTCTCTCGAACCCGATACTTTCTTAACCGGGTATATGTTCAACCCCTTGCTTCTCAAGCCGTCGATAATTCTATTATCTATTTCAGAGTTTATTAGCGACGATATATTAACCGACCTATCAAATAAGCCACCGCCACGCTTCAACATCTCAGCGACGTTCATATAAATACCGTCTTCTGACCAACCGATACCTCTTACTTCGTCAGTTATAAATAATATCTTTTTAACTTTATTATAACCTACAACTACACATACAGTAGGGTCAGGTCTATAACCATAGTCCATACCAACAAGCCAACGCCAACACTCAGGACCATTACCAAATTCCGAGGTATCAATATCTCCAACTCTAACGGGTCTAAGTAGTGGGAATACCATAGTAGCCGGGTCTCCAACCTCTCCCATTATGACGTGCTTCCACTCCTGTTCATTTTCTTCCTTCATTGCTTCAGCCATATCATAAACTTGTTGTGGTACGATACCTCTTGGAATATCATATAAATTAACGTGTTTGAAGTAAACCTTTTCGCTTAATTTTTTCCTGTCCTCATCTCTATCTACTTCTTCGATTGCCATTTCTTTTGCGTTGTTCCAACCGATATTAAGCCAGTGTGAAGGTGAGAATGGTGTATTATAAGTAAATATAGTTTCAAATATGTCACCACCACGATATAAAGATAATAACACTTGGTCTACGTCGTGCTTAGATTGAAATTGGTCAGCTTCTTCAAACCATATTAACCTACAGTAACCTCCGGGCCATTTGATAGATTTAACTTTTCCATAGTCCTCAGCAGTATTTAAGTTAGCGAATTTAATTACAGATTTTGTCCCTTTTAATCTAATCTCCATAGGGTTAGTAAGCATTTGCCATTTATCTTCAACTCCTAAATTGATTATAGCATTAGCAATTTCAGCATATACAGAGGTTCTTAATGTATTATTATATTTTCTTAGTGCCAAGCAACACGCCCAGGGTTCGCCCTCTTTGTGAACACTAGCCAGAGCCAGAAGTGTTAAAATTATATGATGAGCCGCCCAGTAAGATTTACCAGAAAAACGTCCACCACGTAAAAACATTTTACGACTTCTCTCCAGCTGTTCACCTATTCCGTCTTCGAGTAAGTCCCAGTAATTCGGCAAAATAATATCACTCATTTTTCGTCTACTAATACTAATCACCCCATTTCTTCACTATTTATACCACGATTTCTTTTCTTTTTCCACTCCAAATAAATTCTTGAACACCGCTTCTAGTACGTTTACTACAATCGAGTTACCTGCTTGTTTATATAATTGCGTGTCTGAAGTAGGCACAGCCTGTGCTTTATCAAAATCTTCGTCACCAAATCCCATTAGACGCCAACATTCTCTTGGAGTTAGTTTTCTAATACGCATATCCGGGGTAACAACACCCCTCTCACTTCCATTTGCCATTAAAGTCTGTGTCATTTCTTTTTGAACATTACCTCTTTGATACTTCATTCTTCCAGAAATATTAACACCGTCTCCTGCGTAAGCCTCTTTATATCCAGCTTTCGTGGCTTCTTTTATTTTCAAACAAGGCTCTATAACATAATTATCTTTTTGTACTGTTGTTATTGTATTACTAATTCCCTGTCTATTTATTTCCAATCTCTGTTCAGTAGGGATACCAGGAGTTCTATCACCTGGATTATCAGGATTTCTCCCCCTGCTCGCAGCAATAACTGGTTCATTAACAACAATCTTTGGTTGACGATTGCCACCTTGCATATCAGTAAGGGTGGGAGCAATACCCTCCCCAGAATACACGCGCTTAACGCAGTCGTGTCCTTTTATGTCTAATTTTCCTACAACTTGAATATAATTGTCTCCTGACCTACACGCTCCAACTCTAGTAGTTACAGTCTTTGCCACACAGTCTCCGTCAGTAGTTTCAAATGCAAATCCATTTCCCTTCGCTCTCTGTCGTTCAGTGTTTGCTATTAGCCCAGCGATTAGCTTGTCACTTAAATAATATTTCTCGTCAACACTTTCTTCTAATACGTCTTTAAGTTTTTTAGTTAATTTGATTTCTGGTGGGAATTCATAATTCAACCCCAAATCTTTCCTGATTGATACAGTGAACACACGCTCCCTGTTTTGAGGAATGCCATAATGTTTTGAATTTAACACTTTATAATAACTATTATAACCGAGCTTATCCATAATTTCCAAATAACCGTCGAAATTATGTCGATTTTTACTACTCAATAAATTCTTTACGTTTTCCCAAACCACATATTTAGGTTTTACTACTTCAACTATATCAACAGTACACCACATTAAACTGCTCCTAGTACCAGAGCCTTTATCTCCTCCAGCAAGTCTACCGGCAATACTAAAATCCTGACAAGGTGAACCGTGGGTAATTAAATCTATTTCTAAATCTTTTAATTTATCTAAATCTATTTTACTAACGTCACCTAAATTCAAATCTTCTGAAACACCGTGTACTGCACAATAAGATTTTGTAGCATACTTATCAATTTCTGAAAACCCTACAAGCTCTACGTCTATACCTATTCGTTTAAGTGCTAATTCAAATGCACCAATTCCTGAAAACAAACTTAATACTTTCAAGCTAAACACCTCTTTCTGTTCACTTTTTATTCATCTGATTCTTCATCTTCATCACTACTGTCTGGCTCAAACTTTCCTTTGTATAAATCGTTAATAAATGTAACACCTTCAATACCTTCTCCTGAGTACATTCCAGTATACATTTCGATTGCTTTTAATCTATCTGCGTCACGAGCGTTTTTGTTTTTTATAATACTACTTAATATCGCTTTAATTCCGTCTTGGTCAACTAAACTATAATCCTGCGCTCTATATTTTTCTATTACAGATTGAACTTGCTTCCAGCCCAATAAATTTTGTTTATCAGCAGAAAGTGAAGTCGGGTCTAAATTACCCCCCATCTGGTCGTCTAAATAAATTATATCTGCAACTGTTTTAACATAATCGTCTTGTAATAACCACATTGCGTCTTTGCATTCTTGTAGCCAAATAGGTTTTAATTTTCTGTATATATTATCAACTGTCTTTTTGTATCTCTCGTCGTCTGTAAGTCTATCGCCTTTCATAAAACTACCAATTAGTTCTTCTGCGTCAAAGACTTCTTCTTTTCCTCGTTTACTTTTACCTCTAGGCATATATTCACTCCCCTCCAATACATTATTAAACAACTAAAATAGCCGATTGCAAAATGTAAGCCGTAAATAAATCCGGTCGTTCACTTTTAGATTTTTTAGAAGTGCGGATAGAAACCCTCCGCACAACCAAATTACGCACAATAAAATTACTTTTTTCATTCTTCTTCGTCCTTCTTTCCTATAAATAATCTATTTAAGCTCATACCTTTATCATTTCTAGTTTTTTTCATTTCAAGCTCATAGCCTTTTTCTGTTAGTTTACTTATAGTTTTACCAAGTTTCATTGAAAATGCTTTTTCTTTCATAGCTTGGTCTCCTGTTGCCATTTCACTGTGCCAATCTTGATATTCTAAATATAATTCTTTTGTCCAAATATCCTCTTTACGTTCAACCACATACCATTCTAGGAATTCTTCTAGCTCGGCGTCAAATCCACCAGAGAAAGTACCTTCTAGTTTTTCTCTCATATCGTCAGTATCTTCTAGTTTTAATTTTCCTAACATCCAATCTATATACATATATCTAGCTTTATTCGCAAACCAAGCCAAACTTCCGTGGTCTAAACTATCTAATACACCAGTCTCTCTTGTGTGCATTTTCATAACTTTAGTACCTCTGTCTCCATAAGCACTCTCTTTCATTCTGTATTCAGCAACTGCTGCATTATCCATTGTGTTCAGTACCAGCTTCCACTGCAATAGCTCATCTTTAACACTATCATCAACGTGGAATTCAGTAGGTAGTATTTTTACCCTACGTCTCATACCTTCTGATTTATCATATAGTTCAAATTCAAAATTAGTACAAGCAATAATCTGAGGTAGTACGTCTAGTTTCTTTTTAGGTTTGAATTTTTCATTTATATAAACAGTATCTGTACCAGTTACACCACCTTTAATATATGAAAATGCGTCTCTATTATATACTCTATTTAAGTCGTCTATTACGCATAAAATACCGTGGTCTAGGTCTTCACCCCAAAACTTATTATCGTGAGGATTGCTGTCAAATATCTTACTTTCGTTAAACATATCTTCACCCAAACATAGTCTGATTAGAGAGGTATAAAGAGATTTTCCGTTTTGTCCTCCACCTGCAAGTATTACTATCTTTTGAAGTTGATTAGCGGGTATCATACTAGCCCCAGCTATTACCCAAAGCCAATCTTGAACCATAGGTTGAGGAATACCTTTTGCGTTTCTTGATAATTGAGATATAAACCAATTTATATTTTTACCCAAATCTTCTTCGTGTTCTTCAACCCATTCTTTCGGATACCAATTCCACTTAAATATTACGTCTGTTGGAGGTCTAGTGCCAAGCCAAGAAAAGTCGTATGCGTCTGGCGCTATACAAGATAATATTTTATTTTTACAAATTACATAAGTGTCATTACGTCTTATTATTTTGCTATTAGCTGCACACATTTGCATTAACTGCACCTCCACTTCTTTGAAATACGTTTCTTTGAAATTCTGTTCACTGTGGTCTTTCAACGCTTGTCTTGGTACGGTCAAATCGGTCTTATAATCATAAGGACCTTCCAACTCTTTATAGAATAACTTTTTGAAAAGTCCGTCATCTCCTGCTCCTGTGCCATAGAAGTCGAATTGCTTAAATAAATACTCCGCTGCTCTACGTTCGTCTATCTTTTTATCGTCTTTTGATTTTACTTTCTTCCAATGTCTTTCCTTTTCATCATAATCCCAACCCTCGGAAGATAACATTGCTCCATATTCTTCCCAACGTTTAGGTAGGTCTCCAAATAAATCACTATCACTCATAGCTGTACCAATTTTAACTAAATATTGGTCGTGTATAGCTTGAATTAAATCCTTAAACTCACTCATTTCAAAACCATTACTTAAACCAAAATAACTACAACGCTCAACTATGAAGTTATGTCTTGAGCCTTCGGTCATTTTCATCAAAGTTGTGAACGGATTATCTTTCAGCGTATATGTTACCGCGTCTTCTTTTGTCCTGTCACCAGTTTTTCCGCCTTTATGTAATTCAGTATCTTTTAACTTTCCCCATAACCAGTATGGAAGTATGTCCAAATCTTCAATGTTTATAGCTTTAGGTGCGATTAACTCACTAGGTCTCCAACTAGCTCTTTCGTCACGCTCCATACCACATACTTTTATAATTTGAACACTACCTGGACCTTTAGTATCAAACGTATAACCAAACCAGTTAGTAGCTCTAGTCATTTCTTTTTTATAAAAATCAGGTTTACGGAATAAAAAATGATAACCCTTTACTGTCTCTAATATTAAACATTTTAGTTTAGAACGTATGATGATTTCATACATTTCAGCTGCTTCAGTAGCGTTATCATAATCTATGAACACGCAATCATCAGGTACAACTCTGGCGTAGTTAGGACCGTCACCACTATCTATTTTCAAATCGTCATAACTTAATAATTTTTTACGTCTTGGTGCTTTACTATCGTTGTATAATTTTATTTGCTCTGGGTCGTGTTCTTTAAATTTTTCAATATTAAATTCACGAGGTGTTTCTGGCAACTCGCAGAAAGTAAACTCTATTGTTTTGCTCATTATAAAACACCTCCATCTGTTAGAACTTTAAATATTTCAGCGATATATTTTATTATATCCTGTTCAAAGATGGTCAGGTTCTTGTAGTTAGCATATATTTGATTTATTTCAGCCATTAAAATAAGGCGGAAGTCAGTTTCTTCAACGTCATCACGCTCACGTATCTCATTTAATTCAGATACAATAGTGGTGACAGCAAATCTTCTTTTCGCCCTATCATAAGAATCCTCCCCTCTTTTCACATAATCTGCGACTACATACCATAGACCATTGGGGATTTTCTCTGTATTTTTTCCTAATTCAAAATCAAGTTTAGTTATTTTTAACATTCTATCGTCCTACCTTTCTACTACTTACTTATTTTATCCATTTTTCTTTTTCACATTTATAAACTCTCATATCAGTTACATAGGTGTCAAAGAATTTATCGTAATATTCGTCATTCATATCGCAAAGAATAACATCCGCTTGGTTCACTGCTCGTAAGAGACTTCCCGAACCTGCGAAGAAGTCCCCAATGACACAACCCTCTTGGTCTGCGTCTGATAGCCATACCAAATGCTCTAATAATTTTCTAGGTTTTTGACAAGGGTGAGCTAGTTTATCATCCCTATAATTTCCTTGAGGTTTAGCGAATTTTAGTACACTTGTCTTATCCCATAGTTTTGCTTTTTTATTTAATCTTGCGTTACCTTTTCTTACTACTATAATTGGTGTTATGTCATAACTAAAATCACCTGTTATACTACTTATCATATTCGGTTGTTGCCAAAATATTACACGGTTGACGTCGAATAATTGATACGCCAAATATAAATATTTCATACTCCAAAATATGAACATAAAACTATCGTCTGCTAATTTCTGATGAGCTTTACAATACCAAGTATAACAATAATTCTTGTAGTCTTCTAATTTAGATTTTTCTTCCCACGGAATAGCAACTTCAAATCTAGGAGTTACCATACCTTTTTCTAAGTCACTCTCGCTAGGAGAGACCTGTGCTGTGTATCGTGAATGGAATATTGCTGCTCCATTTTTGTTTTTCATATTACCTGTTAATACGTTGTAGGGCGGGTCTATTATCCAGCAGTTAACACTTTCGTCCTCCAACTTATCTAACCATTCCATACAATCGGCTTTTGTGAATTTTCTATGACTGTAAGGATTTATGGTATTATCTCGTTTCATACTACTGTAAACGACATCTGCCATACGTGTACCTCCTACTCTAGTCCTAGTTCCATCTTTGAATTTACATACTCAACTATATGGTTTAAATTCGGTTCAATTTGTCTCCATATATCAATCTTTTCATAATCGTCTCCGTGCAAATCAGAAACATAAAATTCACATTCTGTTTTGCTCCAGTAATCATACATAAATACAGTTTTTAGATATTCGCGTAATATACTTTTATTATGAATGCTCTTTCTTCTTACTTCGTTTGCTATATCTTCTTTTCTCCATTGTAATATATTGTAGTTTATTACTTTTTTAGTATTAAAATCCCAACGAAGTACATACCATTCTAAGTTAACATTTTTTACTTTCATAATATCACTGGCTCCCTTACTATACCTTTTCTTTCTTTTTCTTTCTCTGCCTCTGCTATTTCTCTAAAGTGTTTATTCCATAATTCTAATATAGCATTACCTAGTTTTTTATCTATTGGAAATTTAAACCAACGATAACCAGTTTTAGTAAGGCTCAAACATCTTAATTCGTCTATTTTTTTCGCTAAGTCTTTTTGCTCTTTATTACCTTTTAATAACATCATATAATATAATTGAAGTTGACATTCGGTCGACCACTCGTCTAAGTTACTACTTGTTTTCCAGTCTATCATACATATTTTATCATTTACGACAGCTATACAGTCTATTATTCCTTTTACACCTAACTTCTTATTTATAATACGTTGCTCTGTATATAGTGGGTGTATATCCCAGTCTATTCTTTCTTCTAACCACTCTTTAAAACGAGCTTCGTATTGTGTATATTCAAGACCTAAGTGAGGCTCAAACTCGTCTTCTGGCTTAAATCTACGGTCATACCAACCTAACCAATCTTCTATATATTTATGTACCGCAGTACCTCTTTCTCCTGCTGCTTTCAATATTCTCTCTGGAATATCCATTTTTTCAAATTTATTACCAAAAATTGCATTTAGAACGCTAGTGACACCCCTATAAGGAGCGTCAAAAAATTCGCTATCGCTATAATCTTTCATTTCAATCTCCTATTTCTCATTTTTCATACATAGCATATCATTTTTTATAAAAATTTTCAATAGATTTTATGAAATTTAGACAAAAAATCTCTTGTCCTTAGAAAACCCGCTGTCGTAGTAGGCTCAAGGGTTGTAGCGTTATGTAAACTAACTAAAATAACGCTCGACTTTACCCAAAACACGAGCGCAAAAATTTTTTAGAAAAAAGACAACAAACCTATTGACTTGTTGATAATATTGTTGTATAATATAGATATAGGGACGCAGGAAATCCTTATGCAAAGGGTAGGAGCTAGAAGTGTGAGACCGCTTCTATAACTTATGAAACAATACCCTTTGCCCCCAATATTATATATAAGAAAGGAGAAGTTATGAAGTTACCAAAAGATATGAAATTGTCGCCCCACGCACGACAAAGATTATTAGAAAGAAAAGACGTGGATATGAAATATAATACGAGTAATATTATGAGAAGTAGTGTCAAGTGGTATGGAAAAGATGATTTAATTCACGATTGCGCACTGTATAGACATTGCTGTTATACGACCAGAAAATCAAACCAGATAGGGTATATTACTGACGGGGACATTGAAGTTATATATAATAAAGGTACACACGTAGCAATTACGGTATTAGAAGTAAAAGATAAATTTAAGCCTATAACTCAATTCATTAAACCCGAAATATTAAGATATAGGGAGAAGAAAAAGGAGAGAAGAAAAATGGAGACCGAAAACCAAAAAATATGTGTAGATTGTGGAAAAGAGGTAGAAGAATTAAACTCACACGGAGTATGTGTAAGATGTACAAGAAGAAAAGCTAATATGAAAGCTAGAGGAAAAGCATATATTCGTTATTTAGATTTATCCGATGAAGAAAAATGGAGAATAGATAGAGCGATAGAAGGACAAAATAAGAGACACGAAAAACCAGTAGAACCTGAACCAGAATTAACTGTACCAGATAACGACAGTTATTATTCTTCAAAAGCTAATGGGGGCGAGGTAGAGCAACACCCTATGATGAAACCAATTAAGAAAGCGTTAGACCCATTATCCGACCAAGATAGTTTTATTAGAATATTAAGAGAATGCGGTTGTGAGATACCAGACGAAAGTTTAGAGGACGTATTAGACGTATTAGTAAATACTGATAAATTAAAAGATATATTTATGACTATTGCAAAATCTAACAGTCAACAAGCAATGCTTGATTTAGAGCAAGCCTTGAATGTAGTAGAAAGAAAATTACAACACGACTGGGAATATAATGGTTTTCAAGAGGCAGACGATATAAAATTCAAAGGTTTTTTAACTTGGAGACGTGTATTAAAAGGAGCTATATTCTTTTGGAAAAAACTATATCAAACAAATACTATTATAGAAATGCAAAGAGCTTGGAACGCTTATACGCAAGACCCTAATGATAAGATACTACTTGCGGGGGATAGAATAGATAGTACAATGAAACGTTATCAAATTACTACTGATAGTATATCTACTATATTCAATACTAGACGTCCATTCACAAGAGTATTTTATGCAACAGACAAAGACGTAGCTTATAATATGTTCAAACAATGGATGGCTGATAGAAATTTACACGAAGACCCTAAGAAAACTACTATTGTTGAATTAAAAAACGACGGTAGTGAAGACGGAAGGGAGAAATAAAATTGCAAAAGTTGATTGATATAACTGGGAACAGATATGGATATTTAACTGTTTTAGGATTTAGTCATATGGAATATAGAAAAAACGGTAAAAGTCGAAGTGTATGGAAATGTGAATGTGATTGTGGTAATATAATATTGTTACGAAAAGACCAGTTTATATATCCATATAGTAATTATAGGTCTTGCGGTTGTTGGCACAAAATAGAAAGTAGTCGACGCCCTAAAGATAAATTAGGTAGATTTAAGAAATTAGAAAGGGGTGAAAAGAAATGACAGAAAGAGAAGAACAAGCTAATGCTGTATTACAAGACATAGCAAAAGATATTAAAGCTAAACTTCCAGAGAATTTTGGGTTTGCATTACTTGCTTATGAATTTGGAGAAGGTGATGATAAAAAAATGTTATATATCTCAAATTCACAAAGACAAGATGTTATGAATGCAATGGTTGAATTCTTACAAAAGAATTTAGACGACCCTAAAATGTTTGGAAAGGATGTATAGTTATGAGTAGTACCTGGAAAAAGTTACAGAAAGCAAGTGAAGATTTTGCTATTAAAAAGTATTATGAAAGTATGACCCCTGAGATGTATCAAGAGGGTATACAAAGAGCTATCAAAATGACAGAAGAAAGATTAACTAAAGAATATAACGCAGAGCTAATGCGTATGGGGAAAGAATTTAATCGTAAACTTCAAGAGGGTACACTAATCGCAATGGACACCCTCGCTACAGAAATGGTTTACGAGTTGGGGAATATATTAGAATGTTATAAGGACGAGCCTGAATACTTAGACCAAAAGATAGATATTGTTCAAGGTATATACGAAACTGCTATGAAATCAATCGAGGACTATGCAAGTGATAAATATAAAAGTGACGCACAGGCTCAAAAAGCATTTGAAAAGAAAAAGAAAACTATTCAAAAAGTTTTTGGAATGGAGCCAGATGATGGGAAGAAAAAAAGTAAATAGTGATAAGAAAAACGCTAGTGTAGATGATTTATGCGATTTAATAAATGAAAAGTATAATCTGTTACCTAGTAGTATTGGTAGTATTGAGTACCATAGTGATATGTGCGAAAGCTCAATAGTACAAATATGTAATAAAGCTCGAGGACATAGACAGCTCATAAGTGGACCCGAGCCAGTATTAAAAACATATTTAAGAAATATATTAGAAGATAAAACTATATTGAATTTTTGGGCTATATAATTTAAGGAGGAGAACCTATGTTATTATACGATTTTGAGGTATTCAAGCACGACACATTACTTGGAGTTTTAGATGAGGAGACCGGGGTAGTTACCCAGTTGTGGGATATTGATGAAATCAAATCGTTCACCAGAAAGAATTTAGAAAACATTTGGGTAGGTTATAACTCTGCGCATTACGACCATATATTGCTACACGGAATTCTGACTGGGAAATTAACTACCGAGGATAGAGTTTTTGCGTGTAGCAATTCTGTTATTCACGCACAGGATTATGATATACCAGTATTCAATGTATTAGGGAAGTATGACATTACAGACTTTTATCAATCGCCGATTTTAAGTTATGACGTTATGGGGGACGGTTCATTTTTCTCATTAAAACAGCTAGAAGGTTTTATTGGAATGAGTATCGTAGAAAGTGTTGTGCCATTTGATATAGATAGAAAATTAACACAAGAAGAAAAAGATGACGTTGCAAAATATAACAGAGCTGATTTATTTGGTACATTAGAAAGATTTAAGCAAAGAAAAAATACATTCAAAACAAAAATGTTACTTGTAAAAGAATTTGGACTACCTATAAATTATGTATGTAAAACAAACGCAAAGCTAACAGAGACTATATTGTTATCACAGAATAGAGGTGTGAATACTAGAGCAAGAAAGAATTTTCAATTATCAACATTACCTTGTAATTGGGACGTGCCAGAGATAAAAACAGTATTTGGATTTTTCTTAGAAGCCTTACGTGAGTTAGAAAAACATAAATGGGACACTAAAAAGTGTGATAAAACAAAGTTAAGTATGAATATAGATATATTAGGAGTAGAGCATACATTTGCACTTGGAGGAGTACACGGAGGAATTAAAAATTATATATGTAGACCAGAAGACGGAAAGAAAATTATTTGGGTAGACGTATCTTCACTATACCCTAACATATTAGTACAATGGGATTTATTATCAAGACAAATTGATAAACGTGGTGTTGAAGCGTTTGGAAATATGGTTCAAGTTCGTATGGATATAAAAGC